TGCTCCGGCCTCATTGATGCTGAAATACACTCTTTCCATTACACCACCTCCAAATACTCACCGATTTTCTCAATGTCCAGCTTTACTACCGGATATGTGCAGTAACCGCTTCTTACCATTCTGCCGGTAGCCTGCCCGAAACCGTGTTGCTTGATAAGCTCCATCGCCCAAGGGCAATTATTCGTGTCGATCACTGTCTCGTCCTCTGCAAGTCCGCTTCCTGCAATGCATACCGTGATTCTTGCGATAGGTCCGTCCTCGTTGTTCCATATCTCGATTGCTCTGCTGTTATCTGCCTGGTATCTTGCCACCTGCAGGAAGCAATCTTTATACACCGCCCACTCTGTCCTAACCTCTAATAATGCCATATTACTTCGTCTCCTTTCCTGTGATGATATCGAATGCCTCTTTGAGGATTGCCAGTTTTCTTTCTGCCTCGGTCGCTCTCTTGAGTAATTCCTCAATTTCTCCCGCAGCCTTATTTCTCATCAATCCCATCTGAGCATTCATGCTATTAAGAGCCAGTCCATCATCTGAAATCTGCTTTTTAAGTTCATTAATCTTGGTGCAATACTGAGCATCCATTCTGTCGTAGTCATTCTTCTCTTTTGCAAGCTCTGCCTCGAGTTCCTCGATTCTTCTCGCACGGAGTCTCATCAGTCTCTGAATGCCACCTTGCTTTTTCCATGTCTTGCAGAACTCGTCTTTGTCGATGTCGCATCCCATGTACTCTGCTTCAACTTCTCTGTATTCTGCCTCAGTCGGCTCAAACCCTGTTCTCTCGATAAACTCTGATTTCATCATATCTGTTGTCCTCCTACGCCATCTCTAAAATTCTCTCTACGTCTGATCTTCTCTGACGCATCATCAACATTGCTGTCACTTTGTCAATCTGACCGGAAGTGAGGCTTACGATGAAATCTGCCACCTGGTTGTGCATCTTATACACTTCCTGGTACAATCTGTCTGCCTCAGCCTCGTAGCTGTTTGACTTTTCCATATCCAGGTGTTCTTCTTCCATCCAATACTCTGACTGGTTCTCGGCTTCTTCCATTTCAGCCTCTAAAGTTCTTAACTTCTTCAATACTTCCTTCATACAAATACGCTCCTTTCAAATTTGCGAACTGTGTTTCACGTGAAACACTCATTTGCGAGCTGTGCAGGTAAAAAAATTTACCTAGAACATTTTTTTCATTTCCTCAGCCTTCTCTTCGAGGCCGTTGCTTTCAAGAATCCAAAGGTCAAATCGAACTGCCTCGTCGGTGAGTTCGCAACCGCAGTCACTCAGACTGTAAAGCTCGTCGATGATTTCACCCACCATCCAGTTATTTCCTGCAGCTACCATAGCTGTTGCAATGCTCTGAACTTTTGCCTGGCAAAATCTCCATTCATCTGAATACAGGTCGCATTTCTCTCTTTCTTCCAGTGCTTCTCTATAATCTTCTCTGTTATACATAACCACTACCTCCGTGTGTTTTATTTGTTGTTTGATTATGTATATATTATACTTCGCAACTGCGTATTTGTCAATAGGTTTACTTCTAATATGCGTATTTTATCAAAGTTTTTTTACAACAATCTCGTAACCGAGAGCCGCTACCATCTTTGAGAAGCTATCGTATCTCATGCTCTTAGCGTTTCGGTTGAGAGACTGGCTAATGTTCTGTCTCGTAATCCCCATTCTGTCCGCTAAATCCTGCTGGGTCATTTTCTCTTCGTCCAGGATGCAGCGGATCGTCTCCTCTGCATTCGCCGCTTTAATCTCCATCTATTTTCTCCTTTTCTTCTGTCTGACTGTTACTCTTGCCTTTGCAACCAGCACGCCGGTCTTTGTTCTTTCCGGATCAGCGAACCTTAACTGACTTCTGTTCATTTCCAGGTTTTCTTCATTGTCTATCAGCACCAGGTTCTCTATGTTGCAGTTGTCCTTATTTCCGTCCAGGAATGATACCATCTTACCTTCGGGAACCGGTCCGTTGTGTTCTTCCCATACTACCCTGTGGACAAACTCGAACCGCTCCCATTGTTGACCGATTTCTTTAACCTTTCGGATAAGATAGCCGTCTGTCGTATGTGTGTACTCTCCTACTTCCATGTGGTTTGCCGGGACATGACCTTTCTTAAACATCGTTGCCCTGCACTTCTCATATTGTTCCTGGCTCATTGGCTTTCCTTTATTTGCCGGAACGTGTCCTTTTTCAAACCGGCAGTCAACACCGCTGATAATGTCGTGGTTCTTCTTGTAAGCCCTGCACTGTTTCTCACTGAACTCTATTCCGAAATGCGCTGACACCAGTTCTGCAATTTCTTTTGTCTTTCTCCCTACCGCAATGCTCCGAATGTAACTTTCCATTCCCTTCGGATATTTTAGTGAGTACCCTTTTGGAACCCCGCCGGTAGTGCCGCTCTTTATGCCATACCGGTTCTTTGCACCCTTTATCGCCGCATCGGAAAATACCATTCCGTACTTCTTATCGAACCTCTGTTGATTTATCAGCTCTGTAACCTGTTTTGTGGTTCTGCCTGGAACATTATCACGCAGCCAGGCGATCACTTCTTCGGGCCAGCCTCTCATTTATGGTTCGCCCCCCCCCGCATGAACTTCGAGCATTTCCGGAACCGCCTTCTGTCTTTCGTACCCATACTCGTCCATGTGCTTCATCGCTTTGTACTGCAGCTCTCCGTTTTTGATAATCTGCTCGCTAATGTCGCATATAGCGTCGGTTCTCTTTAACTCGCTTTCCAGCTCTTCTCCTGTCAGATCATCGTCTCCCAGCTTTTCCAGCTGAGCGAACAGGTGGTTATTCAAGTCTCCTAATGTATTCTTCATATTGCCATCTCCTTCCTTGCTTCGTCTACCGCCAACTCCATCGTTGTATTGAACGGCGTGTTGCAGTCCTCCATCTTATCGAATTCGACTGCCTTCTGCAGGAACTCTTCGCTGTCTACCAGTTCCTCGTATTTTTCTTCATCCAGGTTTCCGTTTTCAAACAACCCCTGCAGATAATTCTTTACATCCTCTGTTCTGTCGTTCTTACTCATTGCTCTGCTGATCTCGCCCATAAGTGCCTCGTTGATTACTGCAGGCTCTTCCGTGATGTAGAACCTTGCGTTGCCGCTGATACCTCCGCTGATTTCGTACCTAGTGTCTGTATGCTCTTCCATCAGAATGCTACCTTCAATGCTCACATACTCCTTTGCCTGGGTGTCTGCTATCTGATCTAGTCTATCAATCAGCTGTTTCTCGTCACTGGAAATCGCAACCACAGTTACTCCAATGTCGTCCGGACATTCCCAGCATCCAGCTAACACAAATAAATTTACTGTTTTATTCATCCTCTGCCTCCTTCCAGTCGCCTGCAATCTCTGCGACCGTTCTCTCCAAAATCTTGAACTTCTCCGGATCAATCCAGCTCGGTATCTCTCCGTTTCTTACTCTTTCCTGGTACCGGTTCAAACACAACTGCTTTACTGGTACTGGTCTGCCTATCTGAACAAACATACCTCTCTGCTTGTCCCAGGCAAATGCTCCGTACTCTACATTCTCGACTGCAGCTTTCATAACCTCTATTGCCGCATCCAGTGCTTCCAGTTCCATAGGACCAGGTGGCACCTCTTCGATGTTCCGGATATTATGCAGGTATATTTCCAATACCGCCGCATTTTCTCTGAATGTCATAATTACTCCTTTCTCCTATACGCACTCTCCTGTGGTTGATTCAATCGTATAGTTGCCTCTGCCAAATTCTTCATCTCCATACTCTTGTGCATCCGAGTATGTCGGAAAATCCTGTGGCATTTCTCCTTCTTGCTTTGGAAATACTGTGTATATCATCCGTCGCCTCCTATCAAAAAATTTCTTTCAATTCATAGCTCTTAACTACTTTCCCTATCTGTCCTTTGATTCTCAGTTCCTCCATCTTTCTTTCAGCAAGTTTCTCCGTGTCAAACATCATTGCCTCGTTTATCTTTACTGTGTATCCGCAGTCCATCTTGAAACTGTACCTCCGGCCAACATATTTCTTTCTCCCGTCTCTCATTGTGATAATGACAAACTTCTCTATGCTTGCCTGCGTTCTCATGTACTCCATTGGTTCCTCCTTCCTACAGATACGAACATCCATATCTCTTCCGGAAGGTTTCTCTACCTCCCTTATGGATAATCTTTTTTACTTTGCCTTCCTCCCTGCCTTCATCGATAATCCTTGCAAATTCATCTGCCTTCTGCAAGGCGTATTCTTTTTCCCAGGCCAGCTGTCCGATTATCTTTGACATTCTCTCTGCCATCGGATTTCCATGTATTCTGCAGAGGATGTCTCCCATGTTGTGACAATCATTGCATACCGGTACTTTCAATCCATCCTTTTCGCTCAGTTCTCTACCGGCGGTACCGAACACCAAATGATGCTCGGCTTCCGATGGCCTGCCGCAGATGAAACAGATTCCCGGATAGTCTGTCACTATTCCTTTGCTCACCGCTTACACCTACTTTCTGTTTCCAACTCCAACGATTACCAAGAACGCAAATACTACTAACGCTGCCATAGTCTCGCCTCCTAACCGTAAATTATTTCTCCAAACAAAGCGTACTGAATGATTGCGTCCGCAACCTCCGCATCTACCATACCGCAGTCAATATGTAATTCATGATCGATCACCTCGAAAATATCACTGCTCTTAGGCTGTTCTGCATACATTCTAATTCCCTGCAGGAGTTTCGCATTTGTCAATTCATACGTTGCATCTTCCTCATTATCGTGAATGAGGATTGAACCGCCTTTTGAGATAACATCACTTGCAAAGTCAAACTCTACCCCACACCTTGGCTCTACTTTATCAACCCAGTAGTTAATTCCACCTTCCAGTGCTGACACCATGATGTCGTTTATGTCCTCTTTGGATATAACAACCGTCGCAATAATCTGAACCCTGTCATACTGCTCCTCTATCTCTTTTTTCTTGAAATGTGCAATCAGTTCTGCCATAACTCTGCTGGTTTTTCTAGCATTCCAGCTCTCGTTTGTTTTTCCTTCGCATAATCCCTTTGCAATTTCCAATGACTCCGTAATTTCTTTTGCACTTCTCACGCCTTCTCTCCGTCCTTTCTCGCTTGTTTTATTGCTTGTGCAATATTTTCTTCATATCCAAACTTAAAATCCACGCCTGCGTCTATAAACGCTGTAAAAATACTATTCTGTACTGCCTTGACTGTCGACCAGTCCGGTTCATCGTCTTGCGTTCTGATACCGAACTGAACCATGTAGTCCTCGATCACGTGCCACAACTCATATTCCAGCTCGTCCATACATCCGAGTGCCGATACGTCCACGACCGCCGGTGCTGTTATTTTCTTTCCGTCTGCCAGTTCCAGGTCTACTGTGTCAATCTCTTCTCCGAACTCACCGCCTTTCTTGTGGTGTGCCAGGATGTCGCCTGCAAAGTCATAGCCTCTGTCGATCATGGCCTCGCTGTTGTCGCCGTACAGTCTGAAACATCCGGCCAGTTCGCCCTTCTCGTGTCTCTGCAGAACTTCTTCCCAGGTCAGCTTTTGCATTCCTAACCAGGTGTAGCCCATTATTCATCGCCTCCTTCATAATCTGCTCCGCAGTACGGACACTTCGTTACTCCGTAGCAGTTAAACATCTTCCCGCATTCTTTGCAGGTGTCCAGCTCCCCATTTCTCTGCCAATCTTCCAGCAAGCTACTTACGTGCTGCCAGTCCAGTGCCTCGAAAACTTCCTCTGCCAAATCGTCCTGCTGGTTACACTCCTGCAGGATGCTGTTTCTCGTGTACACCGTATCGGATAATTCCGGGATATAGCACGGATCATCCGGTCTGTGGTAAAACGCATCTTCATCTTTGAAGATATGTCCCTGTCCGTAGAACTCACGGACGATCTTCTCGCCTTCTCCATTTTCATCCGGCGGCGTGTAACTGCCAACCAGCACCGGGATGTTTACTTTCTGCAAGGCCTGTGACAGTTCAGATATCATACCGTCAATGGCTTCTGCATCCTTTACAAGCTCCCTTGTGGAAGGAACTCCACTCGTTCCGCTTCTCTTGGCTTCTATCCACATTTCAATATGCTCGTCGATGTCGAAATCTTCGTAGTAGGCTTCCAGGCTGTCCTTGAAACTATCTGCCTGGTTCTCTTCATCGAAATCAATCGTCATTGAGAAATCTTCACCTGCAGGTGACGACTGCCCGATTTCAACATAGGTTCTTCTGTTGTCCGGCTCAATGTAGGCTTCCCAGTTCCACCCCATTTCTTCTGCCTTGCCGAGAAGCATTTTCAAGCCTCTCGATATGTCCTTGTATTCTTCCATATCCTCATTCCTCCGCATCTGCGTAGTACGCATCGAATGCAATACCGGCATTTACCAGCTTATCTTCTAGGTAATTACCGTAGCACCAGCCGTCTCCATCTTCCCAAAAACTGTCCCAGGCTTTCTCCAATACCTCTCTCGCCTTCTCTTCATCGTCTTTGCTTACAACAAACACGCAATCCATCCAGTCGTTTAACTGTGACTGCACTCTGATTACGCTTTCCTTTAATACTTCCACTCCGATATTCATTGTGTCTGCTCCTTTCTCAAATGTAATAGCAACTGAAATTCCAGTGATGCCCGAACTCATAGTACAAGCCGTATCTCTCGAATATCTTGTCAAATTCTCTTCTCACCGAAGGAAGGATGCCGTAATACAACATCTCGCATACCGGACCTTCAAAGCTCATGCTGAGAATGTGGTTCGGATTCACGTACTCGAAATACGTTCTTGGGTTCTCTTCCTCGATCAGATGCTCTCTGTCGTTGTAGTAATACTTTCCGGTTACCGGATCATGCTGTGTGAACCGCTTTCCGTTGAAATAGATGTCTACATCCTGCCATAACCCATGCTCCAGCAGAAACTCTCTGATTTCCTTTGCCAGGTTCTCAATCTGCTCTGCCGTCAGCTTTGCCGTTGAACTCATGCAACCTCCTCCTTTCTTACTCTCTTCTTAACAAGTCTTGCTGGGTACTGAGGCTGATTCTCTCTGTACTCTTTCAGTCTCGCCCTTGCCTCTTCTCTTGTGAACTCTGTCAATGTGTACTCCCAGCCGTACCCGTAATTCAGCTGCAACTCCCAGGTGTCGATTGTCTTTCTCTCGTATGCCATCCTACGCAACCTCCTCTTTCTTCGGCTTTCTGCCACGTCTCTTCGGCTTTTCGACCGGCTTTTCTTCCTTGACCTCTTCTGTAGGTTCCTCGGCCACCTGCTCCTCAACCTTCTCTTCGGCCGCCGGTTCTTCCTTGACTACCGGCTCTGCAGGAAGCACAACATCCAGCTTGTATCTCTTTGTAATGCTCTGAATCATCGTCGCTACCTCTGTGCTTACTTCCTGGATTTCGTCCTCGGTAAGTCCTTCTGTCAAGTTCTCTATCTCGGTCCAATATCCTGCATTATCCAGGAAATGATTTAATACCTTCTTTGCTCTATCATGTTTTACATCCCACTTCATATCGTTTACCTCTCTTCCTTTTCTCCGGCGATCAATGCCAGTACCACTACTCCATTTATCAAAATTGCTACCAAATTCTTCGCTCTCATACCGTCGTATATGCCAACCATAAAGTTGATAAACAACACCGACTGCAGGAACTGTCTTAATTTCTTCATTGCCAAATCAGCCTCCTTTATGATAGACTTAACAGTTGAGAGGCGGCGTTGCTGCCTCCCGACCGTTAAGGGAACTACTTAATCAATCAAACCTAACCATTTCAGAATTGCCGTAATCACTGACACAATCATGATTACTATGGTGGAGATTATGCTGGCCTGCTTTTCTCTCTTCTGTAATTTAAGGTTTTCGATTTCAAGTAGTTCCTTTTCCTTTGTAGAAAAGTCTTTCTTCCTACCTTTCTTACCCAACTGGTAATTCCTCCTTCCTTTGGATTTAATCAAATTGTTTTGTTTGATTATGGTTATATTATAACTCGCAGTTGCGTATTTGTTAATAGATATACTTCTATTTTCCGAGTTTTTATCAAATATTTTTCGCACTCACGAGCCGTCCTGTTTTTCTTTTTGTTCGCATACCTGGTTAGCGCATTGTGCAACATTTTTATATGCAAGGTCCATAAACCCGCACGGTTGCTTGGTGCATTGTAAGATTTCTTACAAGATTTCTTATATGATTTCTACAAGGATTCTTTACGAGATATTAGAGAATAGATAATAGATATTAGATAATAAAATAATATATGCTCATTTACGTACTCTCAAAAGCGTATTTTATCCACAAATGCGTGTGGATAATGTGGATAATTACGCCTCTGAAAGCATATAGAACTATGACTTCATACACGGTTCAATACCGGCTTTTAGTCTTTAGGCATAGGATAGGTACTAAAATCGCCTATCATGTCTCGGGAACTTTTCGTCAAAATACCCGGTCTTATTTTGGTTATTTTGTATATTGATTTTACCTGCAGTCTTGTTCCGCTTTTCTGCAATAAAAAAAGAGCCTACAACCCTTACGGATCATAGGCCCTTACGCTTAATCTTCTGAATTGATGAAGTCCTTACAGTCTAACTCCCGGTACGCCTTTTCAAAGGTTTCCTTCGGACTCCAACTTACATAGCCATCCGGATATTTAACAGCATATCCCGGTACACCGTTTTTCTCCCTTGGTTCAGCTTTTACAATTTTCACGCCGATGTAATTTTTCACGTCACCATTCCTCCTGTTATTTTACTCTGATCGTATCTCCTGCAATGATGAGGTTCGGATTCTCGATGCCATTGAGGTTCGCCAGTGCCTCAACTGACGTTCCGAATTTCTTGGCAATTCCGGAAAGTGTATCACCGCTCTCGATTGTGTAATACTTTTTGTTTCCAGCATTTATAACATCCTGGACTTCTTGCCATCTGTCACCGAGAACTGTTCTTCTTACTTCACCGCCGCCGTACTTATCGGCCCATACTTCGTCCACAAGCTCCTGCGTAGATGCATTGTGAATGTGATTGATAACATCCTGGACTTCCTGCCATCTACTGCCAAGTGCGTCCTTTCTCTCCTGTCCGCTTCCAAACTCGTCCTTCATGGTTCTATACACTAGGTCAAGCGTACTTCCTTCCGGTTCTGCAGGCGCCGGTTCCTCCGGATCTGCATTTCCGCTGTCCGCAGAAAATCCATTAAGTCCAGCATTTTTAATTTCTGCCTCAAAATCACGATAGCAGAAATCCTGGTCCACTGTTGTTCCGCAGATTGTCTTATCCGTAATAAAGTTCTGACTACCTCCATACTGCCATATATCGTGAGCCGTTGAAGGCTCATTGCTCGAATACTTCGCTACCCAATGAGTAAACCTCTGCAGTCTCGAATCGTCTACGTGAGACGAAAAATGCGAATCTGATGTGTAGACACCTACAAAATAGCCGGCCTTTTCGCATTTGTCGCAGAAAGCAATCACAATATCTGTGAGCGTTTCTCTGCTGTTATTCAGCATATTACCCTCGACATCATAGTATATCGGGAACTCGAACTGTTTTCCTGCGATTGCTGACAGGAAATGTTCTGCCTCTGCCTCTGCTTCCGCAACTGACTTTGCATTGCCGTAATAGTACGCTCCGACCGGCATTCCGATAGCCTTGCACTGTGCATAGTAATTTTCAAATTTGCTGTCCTTATACTTTCCGGCATCTGCCCCTGCAGCTTTGACGATCACAAATTTTACTCCTCTTTCGTTCCTGGCCTGCTCGATGTTAAAATCTCCCTGCCAATGTGAAATATCAATACCAAATAGTTTTTCCATAGAAACTCCTCCTTAAATCAAAATAAGGGGCAGCTTTTCAGCTACCCCCATTGTGCTATATCTCTTTCAGAACCTACGCTTTGATTAACTTACCGTTTTTGAGCAGGTTAACCATTTTGAGATTCTGAGCCGCCGTATATGCGTAGTTCGTAATACCGTTCGCCGCCGCAATCTTCGCACGGTGTGCTTTGGAAGTATCTTTCTCCCCCACTGCAGCAAGCGCCGTAATAATAGACCCCGATGTTCCTTCATACTTAGGATAATAAGTATTTCCGTGTCTCGGGTTTCCGGAAACAACAACTACCGTATGTCCTTTGGTCTTTGTGACGAGTACATCACCGTTGAACAATTCCGTCTTGGAAGTTACCGCAATCGCTTCCATAAACTGTCCGGTTGCCTTCAATGCCGATGCCTCAGAAGCCGTATTGAAATTTCCTGGATCAAAGCCAGCCTGGATGCAGCACGCTCTCACAAGTGAACTGCAGTCTGCCTCTGTCTTTACAGAAATTTTAGAGAGCTTTCCGACTCTTCTCAGCTGTTCGATCACATTGCTTCTATGTCCCTGGCAATATCCGATATTGTTGTTTCTGCATCCCTGCAGCATAGCTTCTGCGATGGCGTTTGCTACCGTGATGCTCTTCGGTCTCAGACAGTACCAGCCTTTTGAATGGACGTAATACGCCTGGGTTGATACCTCGTTTCCAGTCTGATCTCCCGGTTTTCCTCCGGAAATGTGACCGTTCTCGTCAATTCTTGCGCTTCCAACTACTAAACTCATGGTTCTTCCTCCTAACAAAAATAGGGCAGTCTTTCGACCACCCTGTGCTTACGATATGCTCTCGGATTACTCCTCATCCTCACTGTTGGAGCCGATGTTGGCTGAGTCAGTCAAGCCTTCACCGATGATGTACGCCACTACTGACGCTCCCGCCATAATGAGTGCTGTAACCTGTGTTGCTGTGTTGTCTGTGCCGCCAGTAGCCAGGATCATCATAGATACGAATGACGCTACCGCAGTCCACAACTTTCTGCTTGTGAGTTTTCTAACCCAATCAATTTTCTTCATGTTCCTTTACCTCCTGTTATAAAAATGAATTTTTTTCCATGCACTTCTGATAAACTTTGTCTATCTCGGCAATGGCATTTACTGCTTTGCTGTTCTTGTATTCCGGATGCTCTGTGCAATAACGCTCATAGTCCGAAATATCGTCTAAAATCTGATTGAAAAACTCTTCGGAATGTTTGACATCCCTTCTCAACTCGTCGGCAAATCGCAGGATTCTTGTACGGCATCCGTCCGCATCATCTTTATCCATGCGCCTTTCGAGCTTGTTGTGCTTTTCTCCCAATTCTTTTAACTCTTTCTGCACTGACTCCAGCTTATCCATAACATCCTTGTTCATCGACTTTCCGATGGCTCTCATGCCGTTTCCGATAATCTTTCCAACTGCAGACCACGGATTTACCTTGATGGGTGTGATCTGCACCAGCGTCAAGAACAGCAGTAGGGCTCCACCACTTGCAAGAATTTCATTCAAAGACATTGGCTCTTTTACCTCCTTCCCAAACGCACCGTAGTTCCCACGGTACGTCCGTAATATCTGCCGCCTTTTCGCCCAAAATGGCCTCTATTACTGCATAAAGAATGGCATCCGCACGTGGGTCCTTATCGAACCGGTACAGATGCCACACCAACTGATTATGCAGGTTCAGCAGACTTTCTTCGTCTGCCTCGGTATTGAGCAAGCCTAACTCTACAGCCGCACTTTCTAGGCGGTCATAGTTGTAAAATTCTGCGTATGGTATCATGCCTTATACTTACGACCTGTGATTTCCTCGTATTCTTCCTCAGTAATCTTATCCTTTTTGACAGCGTTCTTCACCATAGCCAGGTTCCAACGCTTCGTGTCGTAGTAATCTTTGATTCTGTCGAACCAATCGCTGTGCTGCACTTCTTCCTGGATCGTCTCCTCTGCAGATGTGTCTACTGCCTCTGTTACTTCTTTAGCCTTTGCCATATTACTCTTCCTCACTTTCTTCGGTGCTGGTTGCCGAGTCTCCTGCTTCCGGAAACTCAATGTCTGCCATCATTGCCAGGTAATCAATCTTGGCATTCTGATCGGCCAGCTCTGCCTTCATGTTCTCGTCAGCTCTCATTTTGGCGACATCGCCGCCATTCTTTTTTACTTCCATTTGGCTACCTCCATAATGATTTATAATATTTATCCATGCGCTGCAGGAGCTTAAAACTGTTGCCCTTGCTGGCGTGGTTTCTCCAAGCGTAATAACACTCGTCTACCTTAGCCTTCGTGAGTTCGCCTTGTTTGGCTTTTCTCACCAGCCTTCGTAATATCCGACGTCTTTCTTTGACATTCTTCGGATCGATTATCATAATAACCTTCCTGGTATCTGTTAGCCGGTACTTGAAACCTAAAAATGTGAAACCGTCTGCAATGCTAAATACCTTTGTTTTCTTTGGATTGAACTCTAACCCCTTCTCGGTCAGTATCTCGCCGATCACTTTTCTGCAGTATTCCAGGTATTCCCTGGAAGGATGAAACGCAAGTGAGTCGTCCATATATCTTCCGAACTCGTCCACATCTAAATCTTCCTTGATTTTGTGGTCGTGGTCGTCCAATGCCGATATGCCGACAATCTGAACCATCTGACTTCCTGGGTTGTAACCCACATCCCCGGCGTACTGTCCGTCGAGTACATCAATGGCTCGCCTTGCTATTTCCGGTTCCAGCTTTCTCTTCAACATTGCGTTGGTTAAGTCGTGCCGCATATTCGGATAATACCCATGCACATCTATCTGCAGACCATAAAATTCTGTACCATATTTCCGGTACATTCTCTGCAGAAATAGTTTCATCCTATCTCTCGCATCATCGGTACCCTTGCCTCGCTGGCAGGCCCAATTATCACGAATGAACGAATTTGTCATTATTGGGTACAGTGCGTTGTCGTTCAAACTTCTCTGATAAACACGGTCTCTGAAACATACACTGATGATTTCTCTTTTCTTCGGCCTGGTTATCGTGAATTTCGCTATCTGCCTTGCCTTGTAGGTTTCATTTTCCAACTGCTCGTTGAGCTTGTATGTTTCCTCCAGGCTGTTCAATACATAATGTGCAACGGACTCTTTCCAAATAACTCCTTTCTTGCACTTGTGCATCGAATCATATAAGGCTTCAAAGCCGATTACTTCTTCCATATCCATAAAACTTATAGATAGGTCCATAGCGTTGACAGCGGGTAACAGTCGTTCTCCGGCTGACCGCATCGCTACAGTGTTGTTCGCCTTACGGCCGGATGCAGGCTCCTTGTGTTTGATTGGTTGGAGCGCCATTCTTACGGAATAGCCTTTATGTCCTTAATACCACACAATCCGGGGCGCAGCGATTGGCGTTGATGGCGTTGTTGTTGTTGACGTTGCCGCTAGAGTTCACGTACCACGTATTGTACGAATTGCCACGATTAGCCGAGCGCAAGCGGACGTTCTGCGTTTAGCCTACATCCGTATAATAAAAACTACTCCGCAATTTGGGAGTAGCGTTTACTATCACTTTCATTCCAACTACGGATCATACCTCGGACTTTCAAAACCTTACCGGTCCAAAATTTGATTCGCTTATTTTTGAGATGAAACGAGGATTTCGCAATTCCGATCAGAGCCAGGAGCCTGTTGCATTCCCTGGCCGCACGAAGTTGTAGCTCCCTGCGGACTCTCCAATCATCTTTAGTCGTTACCCTTACATTGTTGGCATCCCAAGCATCGATGTAGATACTCTTTGCAGTCTCGATAATGTCGTCTGTAACTTGTCTTTGGTACTCCGGAAGAAAAATTTTCTCGTTCTTCGTGATTCTGAGAGTGTAAGTTACTAAGTCCAACGCCTGCACGAATACTTCCAGTCTGCTTTCTCTTCTTTCTCCAACTGGTACTGACACGCTATGTTCCTCCTTTCTCTGAAATTATACCCGGCATCCGTGGGTGCCGGGATTTATTGATTGCTGATTAGCAGAAATCACAAGCCGGGGCGCAGCGAAGGGCGTAGATGGCGCCGTAGTAGCCGTTGACGTAGCCGCTAGAGTACACGCACCACGCATTGCACGAATGGCCACGAAGAGCCGAGCGCAAGCGGACGCCCTGCGGCGAAGTGTGATTCTCAATCGCAAATGTACGAATCTGAGGGTATGTCTGCCATTTTTTCATCTTGGTTGTCATATTAGAAGCTCTCTTCCAATATTCCCAAGTAGAACCCTCTCCTGCAAGTTCCGGCTCAATAGACATCTGTTCCAACGCAGGCAGATAAATCTTGTCATACGTTGTTTCGAGCGGTTCAACTGAGTTGCTGCTTGTGGAATCCGTAACGGTATTGAGCGCTGTTACAACCTTTGTCGGTCTGAGGATTTCCAGGAAATCTGCGTCAAAACCTGTTAAGAAGCCGGCCTTTGTTGCAAGCTGATCCGGGCATCTGTCGTAATCATTCTGTGGAGTCCACCACTCGCCTACTCCCTTATCAGAGTTAAGCCACTGCCTCATTGCTGACTGGGACCATCTGTTGTAGCCGTATGCTGTTCTCTGCAAGCAGTTGAGTTTTCCATCTCCTCCGAACTTTAAGACTCCGAGGCTTGTTCCGGAACTTCCTTCTGTTACCGGAACCGTCTCAATAGCGTCCACCGCCGTCTTACTGTTGTATGAATATACTTTCCAAGTAGAAGGTGCCTGATCCGGTGCGCCTCTGAATCCGGCAAGCTGTCCGCCTGCTGGCACAGGCTTTGTGAGCGTAAACTGGTATTTTTTTCCGGCTACGCAATATCCTTTGTCACCCCATGTAGTGCCAATCTCAATATAGTACGTTCCTGCAGCAAGTCCTTCTGTCGCATAGAAAAACGCCTGGTACTGATTGAACTGCACCCCGAACGGTGTAGCATAGTGCCACTGTACGGTCATGCTCGGAAGTTCCTCACCATCCTGCAATGCTGATGTTCCAAAAGCTACAATATCAAGCGGTACATCGTATTTCTGCCTCGTTGCGATGTCCGTCCAAGGAACGATAATCTGATCGCCAACCTGGAACACTTTACTTGCCTGGCCTGCGCGCACAACATTAAGTACATCCTTAATGGATGTCGGCTTATAATTGATGCCGCTGGCAAGTGATGTTAAAATCTCATTCTGTAACTGCATCTGAGCTACAACCTGCTTTGCTGTTTCGTCCAGCACTACCGGTTTTGTTACTTTACTCATTCTTGTATGCCTCCTTATTCTTCAAATGTCTGACACAGAACACCATCCACGAGAGAAAAACCTTCATCATCCATTCTGTCTTTCAGATAATTGTCATTCTCGATCAGCTGTTTAGGTGCTGCGTTGATGTTGTCTGCATGGTTTGTGTCCGTAACCTCAACATTCGGCACGGACTGAGAAAAATTTCTCGTTGTCGGTGTGTAATTCTTCACGTTTTGCCTCCTTCCTGGCCTAGAAGATGTCGTCAAGCACGTATGTCTGCTCTACATCATCATCCTTGCCCTTCCTGGTAAAGGTCTTGATGCACACAATGTCGCCGTTGGTGTCATACAATCCGATTTCGCTGATCTCTTTTCCAGCAAGTTCACTCTCTGCAAGGGTACATTCGTATCTGCAGGTTGTGTCGTTTGGGAATGTGTAACCATCAATGGCTTTGCGGAACAATTCCTTATTGAGCCTAGACTGGGATTCCGCCGGTGCAATGACCGTACCGGAACTGTTTACACCGCCCTCGCCAAACGCCATACCGATAATCTTTGGAAGCGTAATGGCTCCGGCACGTGCCTTAACCAGGTTCTCCCTGGCTTTCTTCGTGATCACCACGTTTTTGCTCTTTTCTGTACTCATTGGATATACTCCTTTCTATAAATTGAATTAAGATTTTTCTTACCGTTCAGCATATTGCCGCCATCGAAAAACCAGTAATTCCTTGTTTTGGTAATGACCTGCACCGATACATCCGAATCTTCTCTTTTGATTCCCATGTGATGTGTAACTGATGCTTCAAATCGTTTATTACCACCTCTGTACTCCAACGTCGTATTTCCGTCGAGTAACAGTTTTCCGTCCAAATAGACGGTATTCCAAAAGTCGGCCTCGAACTCCGAGCGTATTGCCGCCCGAACCTCTGAACCCGTTCGCAGGTCATAAGCACTTCGTACTTTCAATACGTCTGTGACCTCGTTATGGGCGAAGGCAACCATTGCAACGATTGCAACGCCCAGTTGATAGCCTCGTGTAACATCAAGCCTATGTGAGCCGTCCAAATCCCACGAACCATCCAGTAGGTGCGTATTCCAAAAAATGATGTCCGAGGCGATCCGGATTGCTCCTGCCTTGACATCATTTTCTGTTTTCTGTTCTGCTCTGAATTTTACCTTCTGCAGGTCTGCGTCTGTCGGGGTTGTAAATCCACCGAGCATATACTTAAAACCAAGCATCAGATTGTATCTCATATACGGATAGAGAAGGCTGGAACCGTCCAGCGGTTTTCTTCCATCCAGCAGATCGCTATACCAAAATGACTCTGCGATATGGAAGATTATCTTTTTCAGATTCATCTCCTCTAAGTTCCGATTGTCTGATACAATCTCGGTTCGGTCATTCATCGTAAACATCGTGTGTGACTGTTTCAGCTCATTCAGCATAGCTCTCGCTCGCTTTGATGCAAGTGTCCCTTCGCCCATAAAGTATGCTTTGAACACATTCGGGTGTGGCGCCACAAAACCATAATCTCCCGGATCGTTGATGTCTGCAATTCGTACATCAAATCCGGTAGCGGTTTTTAAGTACCCTTCCATCCGATACGGTGTCATCGGCGCCCGATAGTCTCTCTTCCGGTAAATCAGCTGTCGCCTCTCCTCGTATGGAAGATTTTCTCGCACCGGCAGTCCCCACTTAATCTCGTGGTACATCAGTCCCCATGTGGCAGTTTCCGGAAACAGCTGGTTTAGAATATCCTCAGCTATTTCTCTTGCCGTGTCGTATTCCTGGCCCATGACCTCATACAGCCACTTTCCGACATAGGAATTGTCGTAAAAGCCATCTGAAACTGAGGCAATCATGTTCTTTGCACTCTCGCTGACCGGGAAATTCTCTAAATCAAACTTTTCCACATTCACACCCCCCTAACTAAAATTAAGGGTACCGGTGTCCGGGTACTCCTCGCTTTTCAGAGTGATGTTCTGCATTTTCCCATTCATTGTGAATGTTTCAAAGTCCTCGACTCCTGCGATTGCAGAAATCAACGGTCTTACGTCGTTGTACCTCAGAACTCCTTCGGTTTTCGCCTGTGCATAGACCGCTCTCACAGCTTCCGTAAAGTCTGCCTTGATTTGCTCAATGCCAGTTGTTTCATCGTAGCTGAGTCCTGTAATAACATAATTTACGGCAACCGTTGTGGCTGCCGCACAAGTCAGTTCTGCTGTTCCGGTAGGAAGCAATCTTGCTGACCTATCATTCGGAGAAACGATGTAGTTATACACGTCCTGCACTAGCTTCGCATTGGCTGGTTTTCCGTTTCCGTCTACCAGCACCAGTTTCACCGTGCCAGGACCATTCCAAACAGGAATAACTATCGCATCTCCTGCTCCTGCCTGCTTTGCCCATCTCTTATAGTCCGTATCGTTCCCCAGGTATGTCATACTGTTGTCGTACTCTGCAGCGATCCTGTCGTAAAAATCATCGTCTGTCTCTCTTTCAGTACCGCCACGAATAGGCTCCGGATTGTTAATCTCGGTCACATTCTTATCGGGTACCATCATCAGCACGACCGTATTCGCCGCTACATTAGAACCTGTGCCTGCTTCAACCGCTGATACCGGTATAAGCACTGATCCTTCGCCTCCAACAACCGCATCCTTTGTGGTGGCATACTCAATCGACGGGCCGGTTTCGGTTGCCGCCGTACAGAATACCGTTCCGGATAAAATCTCGGTTCCTTCTGCAGCTGTGATTTTCACATAGCCAAAAGCTGGTTCCGCTTCGTGTCTTGTGAGATGTACCTGGCGACCGTGAAGGTCTAACCACTCATCCCAGGCGTATTCCGGGAACGCAATCATCAATGCCCTTACGATATGGAAATTGATAATTTCGTCTTTTTCCAATGCTGCAGGCATCGTCATATCATACGGAAACCCACCCGGCATATCGTCGATGTCGTCCGGCAGGTTATTCATCATTCGCTCGTGAATTTCCTCTGCCGAGTTTCCTTCCAGGAACTCCGGTCTGTTAAATTTCGGCTGCATACTCTCCACCTCCTTTACAAGCTAATCTCTATTTCTTCATCCCAGTTGCTGCCCTTTACCTTGAAGGTTACGTGCATCTGATCGCCTTCCCAGGTAAATTGAAAATCCCGGACATTTTCTGCTCGGGGATTTACCATAATTGCATCTGTGATTGTTCTTTCCACCATGGACTCAACAGTTTTTTCATCGTCGTTATCCATGGCACGCTCCATTTCGGTACCGATTGAATCGGGGTACGCCAAACAGCGGTACCGCTCTGTCTGTGCAATCTTAAAACACCAAATGGCGAAGGCTTCTTTGCCGTCGCATTCCTTAATCCGGTGCGCCCCATCTCTCACGAAGTCTCCTAGTTCCGTGTTCCACTTCATACTCCTTTTGTACTGAGCGTCGTACTGGCTGTCCTCCGAGATAAAATCCGGTACCTCAACAACCGGAAATAGTGGCTGTGACATTTGCCTCGCCTCCTTTATGATTTCTCGATCACATCAATTACGACTGCTTCGCTCTGAATCCAGGCAACCAGCACTCGATCTCCCGCTTTCACTGCGGGTATCGTTACACTGTGGCTATGAAGAGGAACGCCCGACGGCGATTTGCCAAGCCAGCTCTGTTCCGAGGTCGAAAGTGTCAATCCTGCAGCCAGTCTGCA